AATGTTTGATATGCTTGTCAACGCTGCAAAAGGCGTGCGTTTAAGAGTTTTGGGTATGTTGGCTAAGAATCAAGATATATGGAATGAAAAGCACGATGAAGAAAGCAAGTGGAGTGTAGCCTACAAATCAAAATATCATAACTTGTTCTTTTTTGCGCAGAACGAAGTGGCAAAAATGATGTGCGACTTAAAGCAAATTTTGACAGACAAATACTTCATATTCTTTTGGGTGGATGGTATTTATTATCGCAAATCCACACCGAAAAAAAATAAAACTGAAATGCTTGACTATATATCTGGCAGGGTCAATAAGGCATACAATTATGACTATAAGTTTGAAAAAGTGCCATACTTGAAATACTACAAAGAAGGCACTAAGCGTTTGCTGTATTTAACCAAAGAAAATAGGCATGGCGAGCCAGAGCCAAAGTTGTATTCACTCTCTCGCGCATGGCTCAAAGAAGAAGCCGTTGAAGTCCTATAACATTCCTTTGACTATTGATGAAATTGAAGCCATGAAGAAAAACAACTCTCATGGCCTTTTTCGTTTGATTGAAGATTCTGGGTGGATGGGTATTGAGTATTTAACCCCAGATAGTGATGGGATGCACAAAATATACTTAATTCGTAGTTTCTATAATAGGCATAAACCCCAAAAGAGAATTGATGAAAACGGACAACTCAAATTGATATAATGGCATACATCATACAAAAAGAACAAAGGCAGAACGCCCGCCGTCTGGGGGTCATAATCGTAGCGAGCAAAGACCCAGACAAAAAGATTGATGTGTTCAAAGACGGAATCCGTGTGGCATCTATTGGCGCAAGGGGCATGATGGATTTCTATTTGTATCGCAAGGCCGAGCGTGCAGGCAAGTTTCCCAGAGGGTACGCCAATGAGCGTAAGCGCTTATATAAGATACGACATCAAGCAAATCGCCGCAAGTTTGGCACACCCAGTTTCTATGCAGACCAAATACTATGGACATGAAAAGAGTAGGTAGAAAAAGCGCAGCGCAGACCATAGCGCCAGCCACAGACAGATTTCGTGGTTCGTTGGTGAACCCAAAAGGCAGCGCAGCGAGCGCCCGTGGGAACATCGTGTTCAGCCCAGCGACAATCAAATCAATCAAGACCATCATAGAAAACTCAAAGGTATCATTGCCAACAGCCAAGGCAGTTGTACGCAGGGGCTTTGGTGCTTACTCGGTTTCCCACAGACCCAATGTGTCCAGAAGCGCTTGGGGGCTTGCCAGATTGAAGCAATTCATCAGAAAGTCAAAAGGGCTTCCCGTGAAGCAATCGTATGTCCAAGACGATGATTTGCTGTAATTGATTATATTTGCTCTATGGCAACCAAAAAACAAACTGCGTGTCTGACCAAGGAATTCAAGAAACTCAAAAAGAAAAAGTCCATGGGTCAAAAGCAGAAGGTCGCCATCGCATTGAATGTTTGTAACATCACTCGTAAAAAATGAAAAGGCAATACGACAATATCGTTTTAACTGAACTGCCCGATAAGGCCAGAGTAATCTTGCGCCAGATGAAGCGTGATACAAAAGATTTCACCGACATGGCTGCAATGCGTGTTATCAGACCCAAGTTCAATCAAATTATTCAAACCATAAAAACCAAATACCCAAAAGCCATTCTTGCCAATCGTGGTAAACTGACAGACAAGTTTAGGGAAGCGGGTTTTTTATTACGGACAAAGCAGTTAAGTTCCGCTGCTCGCACTTTGAAGCAAGCCGACACCGCATCCAACCGAACCATCAATAGAAAGATTCGTGCTTTTAGGAATCGGGAAAAAGGTTACTCTGGAATTTTTGGCAATACCCCTTATTTTTGCGGTTAATCATGACAGAAAAAGTAAAGAAAGTTTCGGCAAATACGCTGCCAGTTTCGTTTGAGCAATTCAAGCGCAACCCAGTTGCCGCTGTGGCATTTTGTATGTTGGCGGCAGTAGGGTACTTATACTATGACCTTCGCAATGGCTACAAAGAGCAGATTGAAAAGTCAAACGCAAAAATAGAAGCGCTTGATTTGAAGATTGATAAATTGGGTTATGCGTTAAAGCGTTCTGATTCTGCTTTGAGCGCAGCAATCACAGAACTTCGCATCATCAATACAATGAAAAAATTATGAAGCACTTGTTAATCGTGATGCTTGCCATCATTCTCTGTGCTGATATTTTCGTTCCATTGGGTGCTACGAAAAGCCCCAACATAGACGAAATTGAAATGATGTTGAAAAAGGTTGAAAGCAACCTATCTGTGGCGGCGGGTGTAACCAGCGCAGCAAACAAAGCAGGCGAGCAAATGTTAAGCGAGAAAGTCGCTGAAAAGCAGGCGTTGAAAGAAGAAGTGTCTGCATCAAAAGAAAAGATAAGCGCCATGACTTCAACCATGTTATTCATGGGTGTAGATACATCGTTGGTAGGAATGGACACTACAACCATCGCTAATATGATGCGATTAAACGGAATTAAATAATATGAGTTTTGATAATCTAAAAAAGAACACGACAGCCATTGTCGCTATTTTAATACTTACACTTTCCTATGCGTTATTGTTTAGCATAGTATTCTGGGATTTCCCATCAGACCAAAAGGACATATACTTCACTATCGCAGGGGGTGTAACCAGCATTATCACTATGGTGTGCGGTTATTACTTTGGGGCTTCTAAAAATTCAAAAGATGAAATATAACAAATCTGTAATTAGCGAATTGCTCGTATCAAAATCATACGCCTATTTTGAGAGTGGCGATTTTAACATCAATATAGTTGGCATCAGAAATTCATCTACTGGAAAGCGTGTAACAAATGCCTTTGATGATTTAATGACACTTTCATACAAAGAGAATGGCGTGTGGAAATACCATGAGTGGGCTTGCACCACAGACAATGGCGCAGGCACGGCCAGATTGGTAGAAGGGCAGTACATAGGTGCTTATATCATCCGAAAGCACCAAGGCAAATACGATGCTGTTTGTCAAGATAGGCCAGTAAAGGTATATCGTGATTATGTGGCCGATGGCGTGTATGACGAATCAAAAATCCAAGAAGGCGTGTTTGGCATAAACATTCACAAAGCGGGTGCTGATAGCATCCAAGTGAACGATTGGTCGCACGGATGCCAAGTGTTCAAAAGAGAGAAAGATTTCAATGAGTTTATGGCTATATGCAGAAAAGCAGAAGCCATTCACGGCAACCGATTTACTTATACTTTGATTTCGTCTTTTGGTCTGGATGCTCTGACAAGTAGGGTGGCCTTGTAATTTCACCCACTTCTAAAATACCCGCTTCTTCGCAGATAGTGCAATCCCACAATTCTGCATCACCGACCCTATTTGGCAACCCCAGTTCGCCCCTATAATACTTTGCCTTTTCAAGCAAGTGTGCAAAACTTGTTAATAACTTTTGGTATCTGGCCACGGCTTCATCTCGTTCCACCATCGCTTTCATGAGTTTGTCGCTCATGACTAGGTTCTCATTTGACAGCATTTGATGGATTCTTTGCTGGGGTGAAGTTTCCATTTTTAACATCATGGCGTAAGTTATGTAAAATTAACCACGCCCGCACATATTCAACTTGGTACTTGCTGGTTTCCATATCTTCATACCTAAGTAGCATTAATTCTTCATCCATCTTTTCCAAGGCGGCTGTTGCGTAGTCGCGTGCGAGCGCCTGCGCCTGCCTGCGTGTGTAGAATAGTTTCTTCATATCTGTGTGTCTGTGTTTCGTGCTGTTCTCTTTGCCCTTTTACAGCGAATGGCTGCCGCTTCAATCTGTCGTCTGTGTTCGCCCATGCCTTTCTGTAATAAGTGAGTTTGAATATCTTCAACTTGTTCTTCTGTCCAAGGTTCTTTCTGTATGGGTGGCTTAGGTTCACTTTCCCTAACCCTTTGAATCATAAAGCGAGAAACCGAAATGCGCTTGGCATCGGCTTTCCTTTTCCATTCTATGTATTCTCTAAACGGAATACTGGCTCTGACTACTACGCTTTCATTCGGGAATTTCATGGCACTATAATTAACGACCCCCAAATTTACGACAAAACCAAAAAAGTAAAATAATTATTTTCGGGTTGTATATTTGGCACATGAAGAAGAATGTCCTTTTGATAGTTGGTGGCATGGCCTTATATGTAGGTTATCGCTTATACAAAATCATGGAACTTGCTGATGGCGTAGTTTACAAACCCAAAGGCATTTCATTCAAGCGTGGTGGCAAGTCAGTAAATTCATTTGCTGTGGTTGTGAACATGGAATTGTATAACCCATCTGGAACGACACTTGAAATGCGTGGTGTGGATGGAACTTTAAGTATTGGTGGCGCTGTGGTGTCTGTCTTTACTTCTGGGCCTTTTGTTATCAGAGCAGGCACGAACAACTTTCCAATCACTTTCCAAATTGATTCCTTGGCAGTAGTAACCACATTGATTTCTACCATTGCAACCAAAAAGCCCATTCGTCTTGATGTGGAATTGCGCAAGCGGATTCCTTTTATCACCCAGACAGAAAAGTTCTCTTTCGGAACGGGTGATTTACCAAAAGACACTTCATCCATCGCTTTCAAATAATGATTCCTATTTCTGCCATACCCGCTTTTCAAAATCGCATCAGTTCTGTAAAACAAGATGCTGACAATAGCGACATCAGAAACGCATTGGAAAATGCAGTACCTATGGCTGTCAAGCAGACCAAAGCGCTTGCACCCAGTTTCAAAGGAAAGAGTGAAAAGGAAACCTGCAAAAAGATTCATGATTTCTTAATGCGCCTTGGCTACAAGGCTGACGGAAGTTCACAGAATATCAAGTTACCGAGCGCATTGCTGAAAACCAAAATCGCGGATTGTAAGTCATACTCATTATTTACAAGCGCCATCTTGACCAACCTTGGAATTAAACATTCCTTGGTGTACGCATCCTACGACCCAAACCAACCCATACCCGCCCATGTATATGTAGTTACAGATAGTGGTTGCATTATTGATGCCGTCTGGACAAAAGCAGGCGGAAAGTATGGTACAGAAAAAAAACCAAATTTTAAGTATATTCGCCCTATGGAAGTTAACTACTTAGCAGGTGTCGGTTCTTATCGTGGAATCGGTGAAACCACCTTTGAAAGATTAAAAAGAGAAGCCAAAGAGAAGGCACAACGACTTGCCGCTGGTGCTAAAAACATCGGATTGTCAATTCCGCGCCAGATTATCTTGGGTATGTATAGCCTTAACATTGACGGATTGGCCAGTAAGGCACAGAACTCAAAGGCTGCCTTGGAATCCAGTTGGAAAAAAATCGGTGGCGACCCCGCCGCTTTGTTCGCTGCCATTCGTGACGGCGCATCAAAACCAGTTAAAAAATTGGGCTTCTTGGATAAGTTGCGCAGTAAGATTCAAGAATTGGTTGCCAAAAAAGGTGTTCGCCTTTCTGGATATGGAAATGGAATGTGTGGTGTTGCAGAAGCAGAAGCCGCAAAGAAACTTCTTACAGATGGTGGTGAAGTGTCAAAGCAGTACCAAGCCGCCTTGGGCGTGTTGGGAACTTCTTTGGGTGCAGCCATCGGAAGCGTGATACCCGCATTGGGTACAGCCGTGGGTGGTGCAGCAGGCGCAGGCATTGCAACCATTCTTTATGAGCAAACGCCCGTATTTGTAGACATCATATTCCAAGGTGGAAAGCCCAGCACGGGTTCTACCCCAGCAGACCAGCCTACAACACAGCCAACTTCAAGCGAAGGGCCAATACCACCAACCAAAGACAAAGCAAAGTTTCCAATCGCATTGGTATTGGGCGCTGCCGCTGTGGGTGCAATAATTTTACTATCTAAGAAAAAATAAATATGAGCGATGTATTAATGGGC